CAGGTAGGCGGTAGTCACTATAAAGATATGAAGATCCAGCCAGTGGAGTATATCGTGGCTAATGATCTAGGGTACTGTGAAGGCAACGTAGTGAAGTACGTTTCTCGATGGAAATCCAAGGGTGGTGTGGATGACCTGAGAAAAGCACGACACTACATTGACCTTCTGATTGAGGGTGAGGTTGATTCTACCGATACCACCGAATCTACTGTTCGGATTGTGCCTCGTTATTAATTACCTAACAGCCTTTCCTGGTAGTTTCTTTCTAGGCCTCCGCCAAAATAGTTATACCAGAAGATGCCAACACCAGGTATTTGCCTTATTGTTTTTGAGTCCTCGGTGTCAAATTCTCCCCTGTAAATCTTTGCCATGTCTGTGCCAACAGCATCAATCAGATCAGGAAATACTGGTGTAAACATTTCCCCAAGAGCGGAGCCGAACTGTCCTGCCTTTCCATAGCGATCAACAATGTATTCTGTTGCGCCAAAAATCTTGAACAGGTTTTCAACATAGTTGTCTGGTATATCTTCTACAGAGGATTTCCTGCCTAGCAAAAAGTCTTTTACTTCGTCTACGCTTGCTCCCATCAAAGGAACAATTGTCATGTACGCAAGTAGATTCCTTGAGGCCTTTTCTGTATTACCCTTCTTAAACTCCTGAACGATGTCTCTCCTGATGACGTCAAGTTGCTTGATAGCAAACGTCTTGAGAGAGTAAAAGATTCTACCATTAGGGTTGTTTAGGTACGCAGCAGGCATTTCAGATAATGAGATTGGCTGAAAGTCAGAAAGCTCATTAAACAGAAAATACTTAACGTTGTCTGTTATGTCTTTTGATTTAAGATCATCTATCAGATTCTTAAACTCATCCCCAAACACGCCGCCATACTTTTGCCTAAGAGATTTTATTCCAGCATCTGACAGAGATTGACGCTGAGCCTTTCTCAAAGCAGAGTTTATTAAGGTGTTTTTGCCAATCCTATCTATTTTCCTAAAGCCAACAGCAGACAAAACTCTGTTAAGGAATCTTCCAGTTTTTCCCAAACTAGAAAGTTCTTCTGCTATTAAAGAATCAAGCCCAAGATCCTCCATGCTAACTTTTTTCTTGCCGAGCATTGAAGATATGGTGTTTCTAAATCCGTTGGCATAAGCAGACATGCCAATATCACCAACCTGGGTTAGTGCAGATATGGGGTTACCAATAGTTGTTGAGTACCCTATATTCCTTATGTCTTGTATTATCTTGTTTGCAGAAGCCTCGCCCATGTTAAACCTAGCATCAAGAAGGCTTGACAGCTCATCTGCTCTTGATGGAGATATTTTAGCGTTATCTATTTCTCTAGCGACAAAGTTGCCTATTGAATTGTCTAGGTCCAAAGACAAAACACCTTTATCAACAGCATTGTCTCTGCCAAAAAACTTTCTTTTCTCGATATCGTTTACTGCTTTTCTAATATAAAGTGCTAGAGATTCTTCTGGGCCGCTATATTCATCCAGTATTTCTTCATTAATACAGGCAATGTTTCTGTTCTTTGCAAAAGATATACCCTCTGAAAGATAATGACGCCTGCCTCTTAGTATTTGATTGATGATATTTATTCTTTCGTTCTCTGGAAGATTCTTTGTGCTTACCTTTAGTTGCTTTGCTCTTGCTTGCAACGCACTCTCAATAGCGCCCCTTTCGTTAGCTCCAAGTTTTTCCAAAAGAGACCTATAGTCTTTTACGTTTCTTGGGAAATAGTTTTCTATCTCCCCCAAGTCTTTATATCCAGCTTCTTTAAGTTCATCAAAAATCTCTTTCAGAGTCTTTTGTACCTGAGCAAACTCAGAACCATCAGAGCCATATTTTTTTATAACCGAAAGAGCATCATCAAAGTCGCCGTTATATAGGCTTCTTGTTAAAGATCGCTTTTCAACATCTGGTATTTGAGAAATTGTTTTAAAGAACGGAGTTACTTCGTCCATTCTTTTCTTAGTGTTTACATGAACGTTATACTCAAGGCGTCTTAGTCTACTAAACGCCTCCTCTGATATGTTCTTTACTCTGGTTGACAGTGTTCCCAAAAGATTATCAACAAAAGAAGATGATGCCCTTGCCGCAACTGGATCTAGTGCAGCCGACTTCATTTCCAAAATACCTTTGGCTGCTTCTACTGAGGGTATCTTTAGCTTTACATCAGATTTAATCATAATGTCGTCTAGGGCTTGCTTATCAATTCCGAGACGATTGATTACGGTATTTTGAATCTGTTGATAGTCCTCAACACCCCTTGCTCTTTCCTGAACAATGATATCCTGTACTTCGTCGAGAGATTGATTGGCTTGCATTCTGGCCTCTGCGTCTGCGCGTTGACGCAATGACCTTCTTGCTGAGGGAGATATTCTATTAAGAACCGCACCGACAGCAGGCGCTGCGACAGCCCCAACAGCCGCGCCCACAACTACTTGCTCTGGGTCAATAGCACCTTCTTTGGCAAGGTTTTCAAGTGCTACGTATTCTGCCCCAAGTATACCGCCAATAGCCGCCATTCCCTTCATGCTTGAGCCTGCTGGAATTAAAGTTGTTGGAGAGGCCAATGCCCCAGTAACAACCCCAAGCTCATCAGCAATACCAGGAATAGAATCCATCTGGCTTAAACGAGGATATTTTTGTTCAAGCTCTTTTTGTTTGGCTATGTTGAGAACTTGCCTTCTGACTTCTGGAGAAGCCCTCATAAAATCTTCTCCGTATATTTCCTCCGGAGAATAATAAGAAAAGCCGTCCTCAAAAGAAAAATCTATTTTCCCTAAAGGGACTCTGCTCTCTAGCCATGTCGCAGCATTTCCTATATCGCTATCTGTTTTATCAAAGCCATAACTAAAGCTTTCCCAAAAAGAAGGATCTTCTTGAGTCTCTCCTTGAAGAATAGACATTCCCTCTTGAGAAATATCGTCATATCTCTTTTCAGCAAGGGCATTAAAGTCTTGTTCGCTAAGCTTTGTAAAGTCAACCATTATCGTCTACCAGCGCGCCTTCTGCGCGCACTTGCTGCCTGTCTTGCAGCGGCTGCCTGTTCTGCCAATGCTTCTATATTGGCAATGTCAGTTTGATTAACAACTCCATTACTTTGCATTGTTCCAGCTATTTTTTGAGCCTCTTGTATTTCAGAAGATTCTGCGTTATCTAATTCTTCTTGCAGTTCTTTAGCAAGCATTTCAACATGCTCTCTGGGAGTCATATCTGGGTTTTCAGAGCGAACCCTAGCAAGCCTGTCATATATAACTGCGTCATCAACTTTTCTAAATCTAGTAATTCCAACGCCTCTTAAATCTTTCATTTCATCAACAGATTCAAGCTGCATTTTATAAATTTCACGCTCAGAACTTGAAAGAGGGCTAATTTCTATTTCTTCTTCTTGTGGCGCGAGCGTTTCAATATCCCTTCTAAAGTCAGGATCGTTTCTGTCAAACATTACCAGCTTTCTTTCTCCATCTTCTGTTGTGATGGTTTCAAGAAATATGCTTCTATCCGGGTCCTTGTTGGCATCAACGTATTCTTTAGCAACATCAAGGGCGGTTTCTGGGTCAAGATTAGGCATCAAGTCAACAAGCTCTGGATTATTTGAAACCAATCCCTGAGCATAGCGAATAATGTTATTTGCCCTAGTTGCTTTCTGCATTGCCTGACTTTGGGAAGCCAATAATTCAGCAGCCATCTGACGCATCTGAGCAGCCTGGGCACCCAGACCCATATTACCGATCATTTGAGCGGCCTGGAGGATGGATTCAGGGTTAGAGGGGTCTACACCAGATAGAGCTTCCTGAACCCTCTCAGAGTCCGTCCTGACGTCCAAACCCAAAAGCCCACCTACAGACCGCCTAATGTTTTCTTGTCTCTGAGGCGCTCTCTGAGCGATTGTAGAGGCTAGAGCAGTGGGGACCATAGGATTAGTAATCCCGCCAGTGATTTGACGAGATTGAAGAACACCCTCCATCATCAACCTTTCCTGTCTCTGAGCAGGGGTTTCAATGATGTCACTGAATAATGATTGTATGTTGATAGCCATTATAAATTCCTAATCAAAGACCCAGTGCGCCGCGAAGGGCATCGAGGTTTAAATCTTGTGTAGTAATTGTGGGGGACTGTTGCTGCCTCATGCTAGACCCCAGCAAATCAAACAATCCTTGGTACTGCTGCTGCCGCAAAGCCCTGGCAAGGTCTGTATATTGTAATTGAGTCTCAAGGGCGCTTTGAGCCAGTCTAGCACCTGTTTCAAACCCACCAGCCTGTAGAGCAGCAGCAATCCTGGATGCCGCGAGTTGAGGCTCAAGGGTTCTGAGAAGCTCTTGTTGCGGAGCGTAAGCAGTAGGAATAGCACTTAATCCAAGCTGACCCATAAGACCCAATCTTGCCCTTGTCTCACCCAAACCCTGGAGAGTCTGCTGAGACTGCAGGGCTTGTTCCTGTCGGGCCTGTTCCATAGCAGAAACAGCATTACGGGATTGTTGCTCTTGGATGGCTTTTTCCAAAGCAAGTTGCTCAGGAGTACCACCAAACATAGAGGTTCTTACTCCACCCCTACCTTGAGTAAACAGCCTTTCCTCTAGCCCTAATCGCGCCCTTTCTGTCTCAGGGGCTTGCATAGCCTGGAGGCGATTAAAAATATCCTGCTCTCTCATTGCCCTTTGGGAAGGATCCTGAGTGAGCATATTAATGATATTAGTCTGCTCTTGCTGTCTTTGAAGGGGGTCGCCCAACATGCCAAAAGCCTGCTGACCAAAACCTGTTAGAGTCCTTTGTAATTGGGCTTCTTCAGGGCTTAGGGCCAATTCAGTGCCAGTGGCTGAAACAGTTGCACTAGAGGGTTGGCCGTAAACAGTAGTACCCCTTACAGTAAAGGGCCTGAATTGAGACTGCCGACCAACTTCCCCAATCAGGCCGCCTTCCATCTGGGGGAACTCAGGCGCTCCTACAAGCCCTGTGAGGGCCGCCTCACGCATTGCCTCAATATCTGATATTCCCCTACCAGCTAGTATAGATTCGCCCACAGCGCCCACCACAGGGGCTACAGGGTTGCTTAGGAAGTTGCCTATAGAGGAGCCTAAACTTTGAAAAAAACCATCAGCCATTAGTATGTACCCCCATCAACTGTACCAGAGAACGTTCCGGTAACAGTTAGATTATCAGCCGTCAGAGTCCCGGTAAATGTCGGGGAACCTGAGTCTGATTTAGTCGCCACTGCGGTAGCAATGTTGTTAAATTCTGAGTCAAGCTCGGTTCCCTTAACAACCTTGGCAGGATTGCCCGAGACAAGTGCATCTTTAGCAGCAAAGTTAGTTGTCTTAGTGTAATTGGACATTATGCTATCCTTCCAAGTAATGCCTGTATGTTTAGCTGTTGTATGGCTATTGACCTTCCGTCTACTGTAGATTCAACACCTACAGCAACCACAATTCCCGATCCTGAAGTGTTAATCTTCTTCCTGTTAACCAAGGTACCAGCATTGGAATACTCGGCAGATGTGTTAAACTCTGATACGTTATATAAACCTACATTACTATCAGGTAAGATATAGGCTTGCTTTTTGTAATCTGTTGTATAGTCGTAGGCCCAATTCAAAACTACAGTGGATTCAGCGCCATCAAAGGTAATTACATTAATGCTCTTAAGGAATTTAAGCCTTGAGCTATCCCCAAAAGATAACGGGTGAGAGAAGTAACTTAACTGAAATGAGTTAGTATCATCTGTGTAACCTTTATACTCACCTATCCCACCTAAGACACCTACATACATTGTATCGTCAATGTCATTTGCGAAACACAGGGCCTTAATAGAAGTCCACGTAGTCGCTCTGTATGACCCATCTTGAAGGGGAAATCTAGTATCAAAGCAGTACACAGTCTGTGTAGATGGGAAGTTTAGTAACACAAAGGCTTCTTTAGGAGAATAGTGTAGGCTGATATTCCCTGTTTCGGCCGCTGTTAGAACTTTGACATCGTTGTTGACATTTTTTGAGATA